AGGGTCAATCGAGTCGATTGACCCCCGAGGGAACAATGGGAAGTCTCCGTTGGGGCAGTCTTGGCAGATGATCCAGCCCGCCGCATAGCCTTTGATAGTCGCAGTACGGTAAGTTCCCGCTGCGGGAACTCCGAGCAGATTGTTGGCGATGTTGCACGTCTGCGGGCCGTCAATCGGCCCGCCCGTGGTCGTAGTGGTCGTCGGCCCTGGTGTCGTCGTTACTGTGTAAACGCACCGACTTTCGATTTCTCCGTTTAGCAGGTAGCAAGGATCTCCTGCTCCGAAGCAGTTGCAAGGAGCGTTGCAAGCCGTTCCGATTACTTGGTAGATGTATCCTGTACTCGGAGCAGGGGGCCACGATGTCGTCCCCCCTGGGGGCGATGTCGTGGTCGCGGCCACGCATCGAAGCATACATCTTGTCGATTCACACGGCGCAGCCGTCGTGGTCGTGGTGGTCGTTGTCGAGGTTGTAGTTGTGGTGGTCGTGGTGGTCGTGGTGGTCGTTGTCGTGGTGGTTGTGTTCGCACAACCACCAACGACTCCCCTCCAAACAGGCCCACCCGCACTGTTACCTGCGACCCAAATGCACTCACCTTGGCATCGAGGGTTGACAGTCGAGATGCTATCGGGCGAGGTTGTGGTGGTAGTCGCCGTGGATTCAGATACGATTTCAGGACGTTCGTTTGTCCAGGTGCCGTTCTGCTGTTTCCAGACTTGGACATAATCGTTAGTGACTCGCGTATAGAAGTTCTGAACGAGCCTACGATACGGCAGCCCAGATCCATCCAAAAGAGGCTCTAGTGTCTTGGTGTCATAATTGTAATCGTATAGACAACAAACGGCCACGCCAGGAATCAACTTGCCTGCCCCGTCCAATCTAGCCGCAGGCAGACCAGTCTCACACGGCGGTAGTGCCCAAAGGTGTTCTGTAGATTTTACGGGGTTAATCCTCTCTGGATTGATCCCGATCATGGCAGGTGGAGGATCTGCCAGATTGTCTCGCACTAGCTTTTCAAACCATTTTTTGTCGGACTCGTTGAGTCCGTAAATTTTGTCGCTCATAGAGGAAACGCCGTAATGTGCAAGATTGCAGTAGCCGTCGTGGAGACGGCGTATAAAGATCCTTTGAATTGTCCGAACATCATTCTGTTCGATCCAATCCAACCAAGCAATTTTTCGTCATCCCATATCTCAATGACATTCTTCTCCTGCTGTTCTTTGAACATCGGATCTACTGCGCCAATAGCAGGCGATTTGTGGCCCAACAGCAGTTCAAGCGGTTTTTCGCCTTGTACTGGTATCTTTGTCTTTGCGCCTGGGTTGATCCGTAAATTGAACTGCTGGCAAGATTCCTTGGAATCCGAAAATCTTTCGTAAGACCATTGCACAGTCGCCGCAGTGTGCGTTTCCCATTCTTGGAAATGCGCCTGGGTAACAATCGTAAAACGATCTTGGAACTTAGGTTCTTTGGTCGCCGTTTGGATTTCTGTGTAGTGGTTCATTCAAGTAGTGTTATTGTAAAGAAGAAGGAACACCCAAAAGAAGCAAGTTTGCTTCTTTTGCCAGTTGAACTTTTTGGACATACTGTGTCGCTTGGGTGGAAAGCCTGCCGCGATTATCCAGCGGTTGTAGATCGATATCCGTACCTAATTGTTTCTCCGTCGTTTCAAAATCCTCGGGACGAGCGAGTATTCTATCACTGATAACTCGGTGATCGCGACCCGGTAAGTTCTTTTTTAGGACTCTGCGACCGAAGGACGGGACATCCCTATCGAAAGTTTCGAGATTAAACTCGAATCGGTATGAGATTTTGTAGTAGTAAAAACACACCCCGTACAATAATCTTTCCCATCGAGCATCGACGAATCGCACACACCTAGCAGGATGCCCCCACAAAGGTCGATCATTGACTTTGTTTATCAAGTTGTTGATAGTCGATATAGGCAAAATTGCCGAGTTGTACGTCAACGTAATCGCCGGGAAGCTGAACTTGTCCTCAGCTTCCGGCCCGTTGATAGGCTCCATATTGGAATGTGTTAGCGGTATGCCGTCTTTGTCTACCTTAGCTAATCGACTGACGTGTACGAATTCCCCGGCTATTTGGTAGGGCTCCAATAACGGATTGTTTATCTCCGTTGTGGAACATCTAGTCATTGGCTTTGTCGTAAATGTCTGAACGACTTCCCAATCAAAAACAGGCTCCCCCTCCTTAACGTCCCTGTGCGGGGATATTTGCAAACCTGGGGTACAGAAAGCCCAAGGATCGTAATCCTCACCTTCGCTGTAGGGACTCCCGACAGGAAGAAGCTGAGTATTGGCAGACTGTAAAACAGTCTCAGGCCCATCCAACTGATTGTTGGTATTGAAGATCCATCGCAACTCGTATGTACGATGACCTTCATCGTCCCTGGTCATGGATTGTCCGGTGAGTCCTCTAAGTATAGCGACCATTATTTCACTGCTCCGATAGCTTCGAGTTTCGGGCCGGATTTTCTTTGGAGTTCTATGAGCTTTTCCAATTTGCGGTTGGTTTCTGCTTGTTCTCGCACCATAGGATTCTTTTCTGCTTTCTGCCCTGCTTGAAAATCCCTAAGTCGCATAAGAGCTTCATAGCTAGCCACTGCGAATTGCGCTGAATTGAAATTCATAGCTTCGGCTACGGAGTATGCCGATCCTGTTTTTAATTTCTTTTCAGGTTCTTCCATCATCTTCATAATGCGTTCCATAAGCTCTTTGAAATCAGCATCAAATGCTTCCAACCAATCTGGAAGCGCAGGCTCTTTAACCGGCTTCTCGGCGGCTTTCAGATTCAGATTTGGCAAAGCCAAACCTTTGAGGTCGATCTTCTCAAATCCTGATTTGAGTCCGGCCAGAAGTTTCTGGCCGACTCCGAGCATACCATCAGAAAACGCTTTATTGGCTGCGTCTGCTCCATTCCCGCCGCCTATGAGCTTAGGATTTTTGGAGATGACATCTGCCAACATATCTTTGAACGGCGATCCAGAACGCCTCAGGAAGTTAGGCAGGAATGGACTTTGGCCGGTGGCTAACGCATCCAAAATACCAGCGAGTTGCGATGCTATGAATACGTCTCTGCGCTTGAACATCGCCGCAGCAGTATCAGATTTTTTCCAAGCCTCTTTGAACTTGCCGATAATCATCGGCAAGTTTGCCAATAGCCAATTAAACGCTATAGAGAACGCTTCGATCAAAGATTTGCCAACGAGCATCATATTGTCGATAAGTGCCGACAACATACTGTTGGCTACTGAGGACACTACTCCGATGATTGCATCGAAGTTAGTCCTGAACCAAGTATCAAGGATGCCTAAGTTCTCTTTTATGTTGGTAAAGAACCCTTTCATGCGTTCGTTGAGGATCGAAATGTCGATCACCATCGCCCTAAAGGCTTCTTTCAATCCTCCCTTACCAGCGATGTAGTCCCGCAGCAATGCGATACCCATACCTACCGCTGCTAGCCCAGCCAGAGCTTTGACCATGCCTGCTAGAGATGCGACCACACCCAGAATCGACCCTGATGCAATGGCAGTCACGGTCGAGGCTATACTTCCCAAAATAAGGCTCAACATTGCCATAGAAGCCGTGATCGGAAGTGCAAGTAGACGAAGCCCCTTGAACGTAGCTAGTAAGGATGTAGCAGACCATCGAACAGATGCTACTGAAAGTCCGAGCAAATGGAATCCGACTTTCAGCATGAAGATGTTCTTAGCAAGGTTCGCGATCTGGACAACCCTTTGAGGGTTGTCCTTCATAAACTGCCTGAACGATTCTATGAACATCAACAGTCGCTTTAGCGACTGGTTGATGGATGGCTCTAGGATCTTGATGAATTCCATAGCCGTGTTTCGCATACCTTCCTTGGCTTGATTCATCAAGCCGCCCATCTCAGCGGAAACTTTGCGTAGAACTCCGGCAAACCTTCCGGTTCCGGTGGTTTCCATCTTCAAGGCATTGATTACGTCCTCGGACGTAATCAAACCATTCTCCTTGGCTTTGTTAAGCGTCTCAATACTGATCTTGGTCTTATCAGCAATAGTTTGTAGTGGGTTGAACCCCTGCTCCGTCAACTGCCTCAAATCGTTTCCGACGAGTTTTCCGGTGCTGACGATCTGAGACATCGCAAACGCTAGTCGTTCCAATCTGAACTGACTGCCCCCGGCCACTTCACCCAAATGACGCATAACCTTGATTGTCTCGTCAGTAGATACTCCGAAGGACATCATATTCCTAGCAGCTTGGGCTAGTTCTAGCGTGCTGTATGGAGACACTTCGGCGAACTGCTGAATGGCTTTCATCGCGGCGGCAGCTTTTTCAGAACTACCAGCAAAGGCTTCGATAGCTACTTCGTTTTCTCGATACTGAATTCGCAGGTTAACCAATCCGCGAGCTAGTTCGATGGTGTTGCGAATAGCATTGGTGTGCATATAGATGTCAGCGCGAGAAGTCAAACCGCCACCCAGACCACTGCCAGATCCACCAGACCCAAAAGTTCTTGTAGGGGCCGTATAGCTGAATTTAGTCGGATGCGTGGTATAGTACCGACTCGCCATTCGCTTAGCGTGGATCTCGCGTTCTATTTGCATTTTCTGTTGCAATGCTTGCATTTTCAATGCGTGCATCTGCGTATCTTGATTTGCTTTTCTTTGCATATCGGCTAGAACTTGCGCAGATTTTTTCATCTGCTCATTGTGTTTAATAGCCTTTCGATGATTGTCATCCTGTAGGTTGTTAAGTCTTTGTTGGATAACCAAAGTTTGCTGCATCAAATTATTAACTTGCACCCTGCCCTTAGCCATAGCGATGTTGGCAGATGTTTGCAGATTGGACAACCTCTGCGCCTCTGTCAGTTGCTTTGCTGCTGCAAGTGCATTGTCATTATTTATCTTGTTGGTGATCCATTGTATATCAGCCAATCCTTTGTTTTGTAAATTCAGGATTTTTTGGGCGTTTAGCTTGTTTTGGTTGGCTATGGTATTCTGGTGAGTCGCAGCAGACTGCTGCGACCTCTGCTGGGCCGCATCTGCGGCCCTTTGGTTAGATTGTTGCGAGTTGTGCATCCTCTGTTGGTGCAGAGCCGCAGACTGTTGCGACCTCTGCTGGGCCGCATCTGCGGCCCTTTGGTTTACCTGCTGTGCATTGTGCAACCTTTGTTGATGTAGAGCAGCAGAGTGCTGCGACCTCTGCTGAGCCGCATCTGCGGCTCTTTGATTTGCTTGTTGTGAGTTGTACAACCTCTGCTGGTGCATATCAGCAGATTGTTGCGATCTCTGCTGGGCCGCATCTGCGGCCCTCTGTTGCACTTGCTGTGCGTTATGCAGTCGTTGTTGGTGCATGGTCGCAGATTCCTGCGACCGTTGTTGGTGGATCGCAGCAGATTGCTGCGATCTTTGCTGAGCCGCATCTGCGGCCCTCTGTTGCACTTGTTGCGTGTTGTACAGCCTTTGTTGATGTATTTCCGCAGACTGTTGCGACCGTTGTTGGGCCGCATCTGCGGCCCTTTGGTTTACCTGTTGAGCGTTGTATAGCCTTTGTTGGTGCATTTCAGCAGATTGCTGCGATCTTTGCTGGGCCGCATCTGCGGCCCTCTGTTGCACTTGTTGCGCATTGTATAACCGTTGCTGGTGCATGGTCGCAGATTCCTGCGACCTCTGCTGATAGGCAGCAGCAGACTGTTGCGACCGTTGTTGGGCCGCATCTGCGGCCCTCTGTTGCACTTGTTGAGCGTTGTGTAATTTTTGCTGGTGCATGGTCGCAGATTCCTGCGACTTCTGTTGGGCTGCGTGTACCTTACGAAGATGCTCAACTTCCGATTGTCTATATTTTTGTTGAAGATTACGAAGTTCTTGCGCGTGCGTAATCGCCGACTGCTGTAACTTTTGTTGATGGATTTCGGCTGATTGTTGCGATTTTTGCTGAAAAACTTCTCGGGCTTTGACCTCAGTGTTTAGTTGGGTTAGAGCTTTTAGTATAGATTTCAGAGTGTCATCGAAGTGCGTACTGTCCCCCATTATTCGCACGCGAATAGGTGGTAGTTCTCTTTCTGCCATGACTACTGCTCCTGATTGACACCTAAGGCACTAAGCCAAACACTTCTTGAATCCGATTCGTCGGGTTCAGGTACTTTTTTCTCTGGTACAGAAAATTCGAGCAAATAGTCCGAAATTTTCTGCGACTTGGCCCCTTGGGATACGAAAATGGCCCGTATCATCGCAGCAGCATAGTAATCCGGTTTTTCGTGAATGGTCATGCGTTCTTCAAAGTACGCTTGCCATTTTTCAAACTCGGATACCGTAGTTAATTGCTTAACAAGCGATACGGGCCATCCAATTTCGTGCGCCAGTCGAAACCAAAGGTATTCTTCTGGCGTTAGTCGTTTTTTGGTAAATCCTCGTCGTTCTTCTTTGGCTTGAGCCCGTTGAGATCCGTGGCGATGTCAAACAGGACTTTCTGCGCTGTGTCCGGCCATTCCTGAATCTTCGATTCAGGAATGGGCTTGCCATCGGCATCATAGAGGCACAACGACAAGAGGTTGCTGTAAAGCCCCTTGTAGTCTTTCATACCTACGACTTCACCACTCGCATCGCGAGTGGTTTTGGATGTCACTTTGTTGAGGTACTCGTCCCGTTGCGCGCCCGTCATTTCCTTGACGGAATACACCACAACCTCACCTTCGGCGACTTCGAGTTCGACTGGTTGGGACTTACGGAGAACCGAAATTCGTACTGCGTCTGACATAATCTTTTCACCCTTCTGCTACAAAAAAGGCGAACACAAGTGTTCGCCTGGAAACTGACAAGTGTTCTACAACGCTTACGGAGCAAGCGTTGTGGTGGTCGTGGTTGCCGTGGTTCCAGTCGCAAACACTGGTGCAACTTCGACTGGGGTTGCGGCGGTGGACAGGTTACTTGGAATGAGTTCCAAGGTAGCCTGAGGACGCTCGCCTTCTTTGAGGGCATCCGGCGTGAACTTGTTCACGACGGCGTAGAAGCTCAAAGTGGCTCCGTCTGGGAAAGTAATCTGAATGTGGCGATTCGATCCGAGGATGTTGTGCATCTGGCCGATGACCGCAGGATCATAGGCCACGACGACCGAGACAGGCCCGAGGGTAATGAGCTTCTTACCGAGGTTGGTTCGATAGCGACTGTTTCGCATCGTGGTCTGATCGATAACGCCGTTGGCATCCAACTCAGGTGGCGTTACTTCGATTTCCTCGAAAAGCGCGGTAATCCCGGTGATCGCAATGAGTGTCTTGAATCCGTCAGGTAGTTTTGGCATCGTCTACTCCGAAATGGTGAGCAGGAATTGTTGTGCGTAATGGTATCGCCGGGTCTGTTGCTCTTGCCCTGCGAATCCTATTGTATTAGATTTGGTTATGACTAGCAATTTTTGACCGCTGGTCAACGGGAAGCCGTAAACGGCTTCCGTCATGTCCGAAATTTGCCTCAGGATTCCGCCTGCGGCGGAATCCACGCCGCGAACCCGAACCTCAACGCGAGGATGCTCCTCGCGTTTGCCGGATCGGTGGTTCCTGGGTTCGAGTCGGCCCCTGCCGATCTCGTAAATCAGGATGGCATTGTCCGGCTCGTCGGGGACGTGGTTGATGAAGATCGAATACCCCAGATTGGGGAGGTTCGTCTCTATTACTTCTGCTAATGCTTCTGCACCGGTCATACTCTGGACATCTCCTCGACAATTAGGCCGACCATGATGCTCTGGAACATATCAACCCCGTGTTCCATCCACTTCCATCGGGTTCCTGCGGTTCTGGCCCCCTTAATGTCGTCATGCTGCCTTGCAGCATACTTTTCCGGCTCCTGGGGTTCGTTTCGGTACGATCCATCGGCATTTTGCCGATAGAACGGAAACTCTGGGGTTGCTCCGTACCCAATGATGGTTTCCGTCCGGAAACCATCATTCTCCTGAAACCAAATCCCCGAGGCTCGTAGAGCCCCGGTTTCGTACTTGACGAATACATCGGTACTGTGCAGGAAAGTGTCGGCAGCGTCGGCACTGGCCTGCTTGAAGGCGTGTCCAAGATCCTTGACGTATCTTTGGAGGGCCTTGTCGAGTTCCTTGATGCCTTCTACCTTGACCTTCATCAGCCGCACGCCTCGTACAAAGTCTCGGTGTTGCGTAGGTTCGGGGTCATCGACGAGTCGATGACCTCGTACACGTCTGGATTCTGCTTGGGATTGTCCCAGTAGGCGGTGTCGGCCAGTGTGCCCAAACGCATCAATCCGCCTACCTGTAGGCGGATTTGCGTGATTGCCTGCACCCGAGACATGACTCGGGTGCTGGTGTTGGAAATCACTTCCTTGAGCATTTCCTCCCACCGGCAGGTGTACTCGACCGGCGAACCCCAAATGGGTTCGCCGGTCTTTTGTGTGCCAACCCTGGGCCAATAGACCAGGGTTTGCTTCTGGCATCTCCTAATAAGTGACATCGGTGTCCCCCGCCTTACCGGCCCAGAACAGATCGAACTTGACCATGCCCTTGACGACCTTGTTATTCCAGACGGCGAGTTTGCCGCTGGAATCAAGCATCATGGCGGTGCTTCCCCAATGAGTAATCCCTAAACCATCCGATAGGCGATAGTATACACTCTGTTGAAGGGTTTTGACCTGCTCAGAGATGATCCGAGTGGAGGAATCGGTGACGGCTATGAGATGCGCGGTTAGGTAGCGAGCTACGATTTCCTTGACCGTGGCATCAGCGGCACTGCCTATGACATTCTCCACCATGACCGAAGCTGTGTCGATAAATGGATTGAGGTCTGGGATTACGGAAGGATCTACGATGATGATTTTAGCCACCGCCGCAGGGGTAGTTAATGCTGGCATTTCTTTTTACCTTCACGCCTTGGTGTACTTAGAGCTTTATCAACAGACCATCCTCGCTTGAGCCGCATTTTGATTGTGCAGTAGTCCAAGCCAGATTCCACAGACCACTGAGCTAGGGTTTGTGATTTACCCTTGTAAGTGATGACACGATTGCTCCGGCGGTTGTTGGCCTGCTCGCTAGGGGTAGCCCAACGGCAGTTTTCCGGGCTGTATTCGCCATTGGTATTTTTCCTATCAAGTGAATGTCGCGGAGATGGTCTGCGGCCTACATCATTCAAAAAGTTCTTATACCCAGAAGGCCCCGACCACTTTGCACAAACTTCTATGCCCCTTCCCCCATAATCTGCATAGCTTCTATTATTGGGGTTATTGCATCTGTTGTGCATGTTAGTCCAGATTTTGTATTCCGGTGTTTTGGATGACTCTCCATGTGTAATTTTGGATTCTTTAGCCGCATCCTTGCGTCGGCATCCACAACTTGTGGTGTGGTTTCTATGTAGATTATGGGTTATAGCTATTGTTACCCCACCGCAACTACACTCACACACTTGATATGAAGTTCGTGATCCTGATTTGCCAATAGGTAGCCAAAACTTCGGCCCGATAGTTGTTAGTCGGCCAAAGGTTTCTGGCTCGAAGGACTTGGCAACACTGATCCCGTGGACTAAAATGTACTCAACCATGATGACTCCTGTAAGTCTGAGTGGGTAGAAAAGCCTTGATGCACCTAACATCAAGGCTTTTCGTATTTTATCCGATTGTGGTAGTATTGGCAATGAAATCATCCGACTATACTGCCCAGAGCTATACTGTCCCCGGCGTTCGCCGGAACAACTACGTTGTACTTTCTTGAACTTCCGGTGCGATAAACGATATACGTCGCGCCTTTTGTCAAATTTGAAAATTGTACTACCCCTTGGTTGTCTGCGGTTGCAGTTCGTGGGGCATCTTCCATCACTAATCCGGTAGATCCCGACGGCGGTGACGATGCTTGGATCGTCACCTGCGCGCCCGGTTCGGCAACCCCCAAAGCCGACAGGCAAGTCCAAAAGCCAGTCGTCCGTGGAGTCACGCTCGGCGTGACTCCACCGGTACTCGTCAGCGTGTACGTCTGGGAGACGTTCCCGCTGACTACCAGCGAAACAGGAGTGAAGCTAAACCCTGTGGCGGTGATCGCGACGGTAAACGTCGCGTCATCAAGGCTGAACGATGTAACCCCGCTGGCGTTGGTAACGCCAGCGTAGGTTTCGCCCGCGCGGTACATGCGAACCGTGGCTGCTTCGACTGGGTTGGCCGAGGAATCTCGGACAGTGATCGTAACGATTCTCGCTCCGGTTCCCTGGCCTGTGCCAGTGCCCCAGGCATCGTCTCCGCGATCTCTGATCGCTTCGAGCGAGTCGGTTGTCTCGTTGAAGCTCGCCCCGGCTGCTGTAGCGTTGATCTGCGATCGAGTGGTCGAGTCAGCGGTCTTACCTGCGATGGCTCCAAGCCAGTTTGCTAGGGATGTAATCCCCGCAAACAAGGTTGCGGGGATTCGATTAACTAAGGCTGTAACGTTGGTCGCCACGGCGGCCAACGCTGTGCTAGTAGCCAAGCCCGACTGAATCTCACTCACTGTGAAGGTCAAGTTCGGAATCATCATGTACGCCGATGTTGTATCAGGCACAGTCGCCCATTGACCTGTCGCTGATCGCGTACGAATCGTTGCAACCTTGGTTGAGCCAACATAATCCTCGACAAGCCCAACTTGATCTTGGCCCGTTCCGCTTCTGATGAAAACTAGCTGCCCGTTATAGGCATCGTCACTTGCCGAAGCGCTTGCGTTAAGCGTGATCGTGGTCGATGTACCACCTTGTGCTAGCCCCTCATTGACTGAGTTTCTACCCGCGTCTGCAAGGATAACAAACTCGCTTGTGTTGTCTGGATTAACTCGCCAATCTCGATCAACTGTTGCAACCTTCGTCGAGCCGTTGTAATGCAAGATTAGCCTAGCCTGCCCTGCACCTGTTCCTGTCTCGATAAATATCAACCCAGGATCGTAATCGCCGTTAGTCGCACTCGCACCCGCATCGAGTTGGATCTGATTGTTTCCCGTTCCTGGCCCCTGTGCTGTCCCTGCCCGAACGATAACGCTAGCCAACTGTCGCAATCGTCGCCCGGCTGAGGATGCGATGTTGTGGGTTGCGCCGGTTAGCACTTCGTCCCAAACCGCATTGGCAATCGGAGCCGTTACAAGAGCCAAGCCATCGCTTGCAAGTTTGTACCCTGTCTTATCACCGTTGGTCTGAACATAGACTCGACCGCTAACGCTCGATTCCGATGTTACCACCGTTACGCTGGCCGGAATACAACCAGTCTTTTTGGC